AGGTTGTCTATGGTGGAGTCAATGGTGCACGTCAAGCTATCATGGCTCTTCGTTCACTACGGGACATGTTAGGAGGTGTGAAAGGTGGAAGCGTATCTGTTAAATGGGACGGTGCTCCTGCTGTCTTTGCTGGGATTGATCCTAGCGATGGTCGATTCTTCGTGGCGAAAAAAGGGATCTTTAACAAGTCTCCCAAAGTATACAAGAGTAATGCTGATATTGACGCTGATACTAGTGGCGATCTCAATGACAAGCTTAAGCAAGCTCTTAAGTATTTACCTGATTTAGGAATTAAAGGAGTAATTCAAGGTGATTTTCTGTTCGGTCCGGGCGATCTTAAAACGTCTCGCATCAAAGGAAAGAGTTATCTTACGTTCCATCCCAATACGATTATTTATGCAATACCGTCTGGCACGGAAATGGCCAAGCAAGTCAAGGCAGCAAAAATTGGAATTGTATGGCATACGAGCTACTCAGGACCATCGTTCGAAAGAATGAAAGCATCGTTTAACTTTGATGCCAGTAAACTTAAAAAATCTAAGAATGTATTCTTTCAGGATGCTCAACTAAGAGATCTAACTAATTATACCATGTCTAAGAAAGATACCGATGAGGTGAATGCACTCTTGTCTTCTGCAGGCCGTACGTTCAATAAAATTGCTGGTTCAACGTTACGGCAGTTGGAGAGCAATCCGAAGTTAACACAGTTGATTGAGACTCACGCGAACTCCTACATCCGTGCTGGTCAGGTACCACCTGATCCAAAGAAAAGAGTACAGGCATTGATTAAGTTTATTCAACAGCGGTTTAAGAAAGAGATAGATAAACGTACAAGCCCACAGGGTAAAGCAACTCAACAAAAAGCTATGGACGATATTCTTTCTTTCTTCTCAAATGAAAATAAAACTAATCTAGAAATGGTATTTGAATTGCAAAGAAATATCGTTTTAGCGAAACTAAAACTTATAAATACATTAAATAAACTCGGAAAAGTTGATACTTTTCTAAAAACGAACAAAGGTTATCGAGTAACAGGACAAGAAGGGTATGTTGCAATCGATAAACTTGGTGGTGATGCAGTGAAAATCGTTGATCGTATGGAGTTTTCATACGCTAACTTTTCACCCGATATATTAAAGGGATGGGATACACCAGGGAGAAGTTAATGGCAATGCTGTCATTCAAAGATCTATTAACTACACCGGATGCATATGCCGGTTACGACGATCAGTTAAAGTATCGTAAACAAAAGAATAAACGGATGGGGTACGAAGAAGCAGAACCCGCCGAAGAAGAACTCTCTATCTCAGGCAGACGCAAACTCGCACGAGTAATGAAGCGTCGCAAATCCCAGTTGAAACGAGCTCGTGAAAGAGCTAAGAAGCGTATGGCCACCAAAGCTGTATTAACAAAGCGTGCACGTAGATCCTCAAGAGCCGCTGCAGCCAAAGTTTTGACAAAGGGTAAGAGCAAAGCAGATCTCTCAGTAGCACAAAAGAAGAATATTGAAAAGCGTTTGTCACAAACAGGTTGGCAACAACGTATCAATATTTTGCAAAAGAGATTAATGCCTAAAGTTCGCCGCCGTGAGATAGCGAGAAAGAGATGATCCCCAGTTTTAAAAGTTATCTAGTTGAAGAAGAAAAGGTCGTTTATTTTACCTTTGGTAGAATGAATCCACCTACCATTGGTCATGAGAAACTTTTAAACAAGTTATCTTCATCGTCTAAGTCAAATCCATACAGAGTTTACCTTTCTCAATCTTCAGACAAAGATAAGAATCCACTTACATACAAAGATAAAGTTAAGTTTGCACGTAAGATGTTTCCAAAGCATGCCCGGCAGATCTTAATTGACAACAAGATTAAAACACCATTTCATGCAATGACCAAGTTGTATGATGAAGGATTCAAAAAAGTTGTAATGGTTGTTGGTTCAGATCGTGTAAATGAGTTCGATGCTCGCTTGAACAAGTATAACGGTAAGAAGGGCGGCCACGGTTTCTATAATTTTAAATCAATTGATGTTATATCAGCTGGTGAAAGAGATCCAGATGCGGATGGTGCCGAAGGTATGTCAGCATCAAAGATGAGAGCTGCAGCAAAGGATGATGACTTCCCGATGTTCGCTCAAGGTCTACCGAAGGCCATATCAAACAACGATGCTAAGACTCTATATAACACTGTTCGTAAGGGCATGGGTCTCAAAGAACAGAAACAGTTTAAGAATCACGTACAACTTGAATCAGTATCAGACGTACGTGAAAACTTTGTAGAAGGAATGTTTCAACCCGGCGATGAGGTTGTAATTAAAGAAACAGACATGATTGGAAAAGTCGTTCGTCGTGGTTCTAATTACTTGATTGTAGAATCAAATGGCCAGATGATGCGTAAGTGGCTCGATGCTGTTGAGATGTTGGAAAAGAAAAAAGAACGAGTTAAGATGGCTAAACAGGATCCAGACATTGGTGGAAGACCTGGTACACAGCCAAAGGTATATCATGCTGGGCTATCAAAAAAACAAAAAATAGCTCGGGATCGGCAGTTCAAGCGTCAGGCAAAGATGGATGACGATAATCCAGCAGCTTACAAACCAGCACCTGGTGATAAGACCGCTAAGACGAAACCAAGTAGGCATACAAAGAAATTCAAACAAATGTTCGGAGACGACTAATGAAATTCAAAGAGTATATTGAAGAAAAGGCTGAGGCCGGCTTAAAAAAGAAAGCTGAAAAATCAGGTATGCCATTAGGTATTCTTCGGAAGGTTTACAATCGTGGCATGGCCGCATGGCGTACAGGCCACAGACCAGGTACTACTCCACAACAATGGGGTATGGCACGGGTTAACTCATTCGTAACAAAATCGTCAGGGACATGGGGCAAGGCTGATAAAGACCTTGCGGCTAAAGTAAGAGGATCAAAGTAATGCCATTGAAAGTATCAGATGGAATCGGAGCTTGGATCAAAGACTTCCAAAAGTCTGATGCTCCACAGTTCAAAGGTAAGAACAAAGAAGAACGTAGGGATATGGCAGTTGCTGCTTACCTAACTGCGAAACGTGGACCAGAAAAAGAAAACGTTGCTCACGAAGAAGCTATGGATGCCAAGCGTAAAGCTGAGATGGATCGAGCTATGGCTGCGTTTAAAAAACGTGGTGGTAAGATTAAGAAACTCGCACCAGCAAAAGCTCAGGGTTATCACGGTAGAGATGATCCCGGTAAGGGAATGGCTGGAATGCTTGATAGACCAGATACTAAAAAATCATTCATGGGAACTCGTAAGAAAGTTGGTTCCATGCGTGAGTCGGTTATCTGGGAATCAATGGATCCTAAAATGCGTAAGGTAAGACAACTGGCTAATCTCGGTCTGGTTGGTAAGTCAGACGTTAATAAACTGATGCAGGCCATGAAGTCTATCGGTGACGGTAAGGAAGTAAAGCCACAACATCGTAAGATTATCTTTGACGCATTCGCTGATCTTATTGATCTGGTAACTGGTGATACACAAGTTTTCCAAAAGGCTAAGAAATCTGTAAAAGAAGATGTTAACGAAAACTTGATGCTTAAGAATCCTTATAAAGATAAGAGATATTCTAAATCTGATTTGAGAAGAAAACAACAATCTTTTCAAAGACAGTTAGCCGATTTGCAAAATAAAAGAATGAGATCCAAAATGGGTTCTGGTGGTGGCGGTTACGACCAAGAAATTGATAGAATGCAAATGAAGTTAAAACAAGTAATGCAGGCTATGAAAGAAGAATATCAATATGGTATGGGTACGCCTGAGGCTACCAAGCACGCAAAGAAAATGACGCCTGGTTATAAAGAAGATAAGGATGAGAACGAGTATGATAAAGAAGGCGAGATGCTGAAGGATCATCTCGACATTATCATGGACGCTGCCGATGAGATGTATGACACCATCGATGACGATGAGAATCTACCAGAGTGGGTGCAATCAAAAGTTACAAAGGCTGCTGATTATATTGATACTGCCCGTGATTACATGATGTCACAAAAGACTGACAAGGATAATCGGGTTGATGAAAAGAAATTAATGAAAGGTATCGAAGTTGATGACGATACCTTGAGAATGTTTAAGGCAAATCCAAGAATGGTACCTAACAGCCCAGCGTTTAGACGGTTAGATCCTAAGACTCAAAAGGCTGTTAAGAAACATCTGGGAATGCGATAATGGATAAATGTCATAAGTGCGGTCATGATTGTCATTGTGGAGAAGATTGTCAAGATTGTGTGAATGATGTTTGCTATAATTGTGATTGCGATAACAGTTACCACTACATAGGTGAGAAACAATGAAACGGTTTAAAGAATTTGCAGAAGGTAAGAAAGGTTCTACCGATGCGCCAAAAGGTCCTGAGTCTTATGAGGCTCAGTACAAGAGACGCTTGGTAAAAACTACGGATCCTGAGCACAAGGCAAAAGGTTACAATTGGAGAATCAAAGGTAAGAAGAATAGCTCACTTACTAAGAAGCTCTATAAGACCAAGCCGAATCAGGCCGAGTTTAACAGACAAATGAGAAGGATCGCAGCTTATGAGTTTGGATAAGTTCAAACAGTTCCGAGAAGATCAGATCGATAATATATGTGAAGGCATGTATGACGATCTAGAACTGGAAGAAGCTGAGTATCAGGGTAGAAAAGTTACCTTGAATGATCCTATTCGTACGTCTGAAGACCCGAACAAGAAATTTAAGGTGTATGTAAAGAACGAAAAAGGTAAGGTAGTGGTCGTAAGGTTTGGTGATCCAAACATGAGTATCAAAAGGGATGACCCTGCTCGGCGTAAAAGCTTTAGAGCAAGACATAACTGCGATAATCCTGGACCAAAAACTAAGGCAAGATACTGGTCGTGTTACCAATGGAGAGCCGGTGCAAAGGTTGACAATTGAAATGAGTACCGAACAGCGTTTAGATCGTATCGAAGAAAAAATCGATCGACTGGCAGAAGCCATGATCTCTTTAGCTCGTGCTGAAGAGAAGATCTCTGCACTTGCTGACGCACAGGCTCATCACACCGAGAGAACGAATCGCCTTTCATTAAAGATTGACGACATTGCAGCGCAGGCTGCAGAGAATGCTAGGACAGTTCAACTTATAAATAAATTGTTCTGGATCGTAATAGCGGCGGCCGTGGCCGCAGTAGTAAGCAACATCTGGATGTAGGAGTAAAACAGATGGACAAAAAATTATTTTCAGTAGCGGCCGCATACGAGTCAATGTATCAAGTGGCCGAAGAAGTTAAGTATCCACATATGATGTATGATCCAAAAACTGGTAAAGAAGTCGAAGCGAAGACTCCAGCTGATCATGCAAAATTTGCTAAAATGGGTTACACTCACGAAAAACCAAAGATGGACGAAGCGCTTGATGACGACGATAAAGGCACTATCATGAAAGTTGCTAAAAAGCTGAAAAAAGCAAGTGCAGCTCATGACAAGCAGTCTAAGCAAATCATGAAGGATCTTGAAGACGATGTCAAAAAGACTGAAGCGAAAATGGATCCGGTTGGTAAGGCTGATGCTGATATAGATAACGATGGTGACGTCGATAAGTCAGACGAGTATCTCCATAATAGAAGGAAGGCAATTAAGAAAGCAATGAAAAAAGAAGATGCAGATATCCGCAGTAAGCTAATGTCTATCTGGGAAGATGCTGCTGGTGCTAAGCGTATGAAAGATCAAAATCGTGAAAACATGCCAAAGGACGATGCACGTTCAGACAAGAAAATGATGGATGGTAGCCCCTCAGAAAAACATGGCAAGGGTGAAAAAGAAGATCCTGAGTCAAAGAAGGCTGAGGATTCAACAAAGGCAGCACCTATGCGCAACAACGATAACAAGCAAGGTGATAAGGCTATCATAAAGTCAGCTACACCAGATCATCCTGCTCACAAGACTACCAAAGAACAGGTTGAAGAAATCAAAGCTGCATATGAATCAATGTATAAAAAGGAAGATGAAAATGGCTCTTAAACCAGGACCAAAGGGAAGTGTCCCTACAGCTCGTGGATGGGTGCATCCTCGTACAGGCGAACTCTTGAAAGCTATGAAGATTACTAAGGAACAGCTTGATGAATATCATGGTGTACAAATGATTGCTGAACCAGCTCCAATTGTCGAAGAAGATCCGCATGTTTATGCAGACGACATCGAAGCTGAGGTTCAAGAAGACATCGCACCAAAGCCAAAGAAGAAGAAAAAGAAAGCTAAAATCTCTCTATTTGGCTAATTGAATATATAACTTTATGATGATATTCGATGAGTTGACAGAAGAGAACGTAATGTTGTATGCCGCCAAGGCATATTACAAGCCTAAGTTCTCAGATATTGAAGAGTTTCACGAAGACCTGAAAAGGTTTAAGTACGTTAAGAGACTGGCCAATAGGTATATTGAACACGGTGAGCTTGCTGAGAGGTTAATCTTAAATCATTTAATCGTGATTTTTAATTCTTTCGGAAACGAACCTTCGATCAATATCTTAAAATTGAAGCTTGATGATAAACACTGGCCAGTAATTAAGCCATTCTTGATATATCTAAAGTATATCACGGATGACCAAGTTACTGGCTTTCCAATGGATCCGTTAGTTGTAAACAGGTTAAGAGAAATATGAGTATAATTAAACGTGGCGCAGATATGGTTTACACCTTCCGGTTTATCCGGATGCTAGTGCTCGATTGGAAAAAGTGGGACGCATATAAGGAAGGTGTAATTGATCAAAATGGAAAAAGAATTAAAAGCCAACCTCTTGATACGGAGGCTAGGAAATCTTCCTATACTCCTTTCATTCGTCTTTGCGCTAACCTTAAGCGGTTGCTCGGGAAAGTCCCAGGACTTGGCTCAGGCCTTGGATCATTTGCCGCAGGTTTGTTTCTCATTAAAGAAAAATACGGGTTATCCGACGATCAGCTTGAGAAGATCGTGTCTGAGTTCGGATTCGACACTACTGACTTTTTAAATGAAGAGAGTGAATGGTTTGTCCTTGAAGATGGTACACTCGCACCAGGCGTATATAGAATGAAGAACCCAAAAGTGTGTAATAGGACTCTGGATGAAATAGTGTTACCTAAAGATCAGGTTAAAGTTTTCAATAGTGATCCGGTAGGTGAAGTTTTTGGAATAAAAGTTTACGAAGCGACACATCTTAAGACAAATCAACCAGTGTATATAACTACAGGCGAACTCTACAAATGATGCACGAGACTCCCCGTATTCCAAGAAAGAAAGGCCAGAGGCGAAATAGCCCTAGCCATTCCGACTTGTATACGGATGAGAATCCAAAAGGTACTATCAAGGGTTTAGGTTTTAAGGATGTTGAGACAGCGAAGGCAAGCGTAGCAAAGATTAAGAGTTCAGGTAAGACTCATGCTCATAAGATACAGGCAGCGATCGCTATGGAGCAACGGGCAAGAGTCATGGGTAAAACGGCAGAGGCCGCAGTTTATAGAAAGTATATAAACGCCATGAAAAAGAAAACCAAAGAAATGCAAAAAGAAGATGCTCGTGTTTTGAGTAAGGACCAGCAGAAAATAAGAGCTAAACGCTTAGCCACGGTAAGAAAGAATCGTGCTGATGACGCCAAGGCTCGGCAGAAAGAAAACGACAAACAAAAGCAGATGACTCAGAAAGAGCGTCTGATTCCTGACAAAAAACTTAAGAACTTAAAAGTGTCTGACGTAGATAGTAAAAAGAACGTTGGTGACACAAGATCAAGAGCTATGAAACGTCGTAAGTATAGGCCGAACGAAAGTTTGTGGGATAACATTCGTAAAAAGAGAGAAAGAATCAAGCGTGGTTCTGGTGAGCGAATGAGAAAGCCGGGAGAAAAGGGTGCACCAAAAACTTTAGACATTGGTGAAATCACTACAACCGCTAGTATTCCAAACCCCGCTCAAACTGCAATGGGTCCTACGGGCAAGGGAATGGTTTCTTATGTACACGATCGTCGTAAAAGAAAGAAAGATCACTACGCTTTAGTAAAACGATTTAAAGACTACTTGGTGCAAAACGGTGTGATCTAATGTTAAAAGTATATGCTGCCATCTTTGTGATTGGCGTTGTTGGAGCAGCTGCATACGGTGCTAAATATTACTACGATACGACTCAAAACACTATCTCTACTTTGCAAAAGAACAACGCTCAACTTGAGCTTGCCGTTCAGACTGCAAACGAAAGCGTAGATACACTCAAAGCTGACATCACAAAGCTTGGTGCACTCAATAGAAATTTACAATCACAGCTGCAGAAAGCAGAGCAGTATGGTGATGAACTCAGACAGAAACTGAGTAAGTTGAACCTAGTGGTAGAAGCACTTAAAGATTCAAAACAATTAGAAGGAAAGATGAATGGAGCGTCAGCCGATTTGTGGCGTGGGCTCATGGACGATACCGGTAATACTAATGACATCCCTCTTCCTCAGTGGCTGCAGTCGCCTGATCCCGGAGCCGGAGATCAAGACAGTGGTCAAAGTGGAGAGAGTACAGATACCAACGGTAGCTCGACCGAAACCACTCCAACTGAATGATACCAGAGTCTTCGTTGTAACCGAGGAAAACTTTGATGAGTTCATAAAAGAGTTCTCAGAGATCTACGGTGACGTGGCCTTTGTTGCTTTAAGTATGAAAGATTATGAGAACCTTGCGCTCAACATTGCAGACCTTCGGAGATATATAAATCAACAGGGTGAGATTATCGTATACTATGAAGAGGCAGTGACAGAGGAACCAGATGGCGACTAAAATAGATAATGTCTAATATTATTTCAGAAATATATAATTCAGAAGAACCATTTTTTTCAAATTACAAAAAGAAGTTAAAAGGCTTAAATGAAGTAATTAACAGTCACAATACACATTTTGAAGGATGTTTGTTTTATAAATGTGTTGATGGAGGTATTAAAGAAGATCTTGAACCTAGGTTTTTATTAAAACGAAAAGTGTTTTCTGTTTTTGCAAAAAATGCAGATGTGATGGTAGAAGTTGGAGTTAATGGAGGACACAGTACGCTACTTGCTCTTGAATCAAACTTAAATTTAAAGTATTACGGAATTGATGTTTGTTGTCATAGTTACGCCACTGCCGCAATGCTTTTTTTAAAAGAACACTACGCTGATAGAACAACATTTATAAAAGGCGATTCGCAGAAAGTATTACCTAAACTATTTAACTTACATCCCGAATTAAAAGATAAGCAAATTGCGTGGGTAATAGACGGTGGACATCAAATTGAAATTGCAAGTTCAGACTTAAAAAATATTATAAAATTAGGAAAGCCTGGAGAATTTATCTTATTCGATGACTATGCTTCAAACAGCAGTTTTGAGTTAATGTTTTT